GGTATAGAACCTTTAATGCTGTCTATGTCATTAGTATGCCCCCATTCAACTAATTGTCTTACATAAGAACTTATTTTTTTGTCTTGGGCGAAAACAAATTCTGCATATTCCACCTCTTTGCTGGTGATATCTTTTTTATATCCTTTTAGATATTCATCCTTGTTGACACTCTCTTCCTCTAAGATCTCAACCATCTCTGATGGCTTCATTAAGCCGTGAGATGTTTTTATAACTGAATCCACTATTATTACACCATACCAATCAAAGCACATTCCAATCTCCATTATAGAGGACTCTGCTTGTCTAGCATTTTCACTTAGAGTATTTTTTATATCTTCAGTAAGCTTCACGCCTCTAATCCCAAAACACAGACAAATAGCCGCTAAACAAAAAACTATAAATTTTGGTCTCATTTTTTAATAAAATTTTCTGGGTTTTTAGCGAACTTTTCTCCAAGACGAACAATGCCGCTTATTATTTCTGGGCTAACCACTCCAATGATACCATAAGTAATAGCTTTTGTGAGAGAAGATACATCGGTTTGCTCTAAAACAAACCAAGCTATGCCAGCAGCTATAGAAGCCGTTAGTATCCTTTTTAGTTGTTGCTTACAGGATAACTCATTGCTTCCCGACAAAAGTCTAGCAAACATAGCAGCAGCACCGACAAGAGGAACCAACCAACCACCATTTAGAAATTCCTTTATAATAGACTTTTCCGGTTCCATAATTTATATTACACTTAATATTTAAAAGAAATCACAAAAAAAGCGCAGCATTTCGCCGCGCTTTTTTTATTAATTTTTATTTGCTATGGTTTAGAACTTGTAAGAAACACCTCCACCAAAGTGCCAATCATGATCTAAAGAGTAAGGGTCAGATCCATCAAGGTCATTGTGGTTGTAAGAGCCTTTAAGGAAAACAGAAACACCGTTCCAATCATAAGTGGCAGATACACCAGCCTCTACTCCATTGTATTCTTCTGCTACATTGACTGCAACAAAGGGAGTAAGGGTAAGATTTTCGACTGGAGTATCGAAATCACGCGATACAATAAGCTCAACTCCATAAGGAGCATTTGAACCAAGTTCTTTCCAGAAGGAAGCTGTAACATCAGCGAAACCGCCATCAAAAACAGCCGCAACACCTACTTCATCCCAAGGTCCAAAAGAGGAATCTACATTATTGTAGAAAACTTCAAGACCGAGCTTTTGTCCGAAAACTTCGACTGGACGGCTGAATGCAACAGACCAATCTTTTTCCCAGCCCCCATCAACATCATGGAGATCAAGTGCGAGATGAACGTCTGCCCCCTCAAGAGGAATGCTCGTTGCTAACGAGTAAGCAACAGATTCATCTCTGATGCCCAATCCTCCACTAGTGGACAGGTTATTGTAGGAAACGCTAACCTCTGGGGAAAGATTCCCAAAAAGGCTAGTAGCGGTAACTCCTGCGCTACCAACGGCAACGCCCAACATGGTCATAAGACTAATTAATACTGTCTTCATTTTTTTATTATAGTTCTTGTGTAAATTTTGTCAACTCCTAAATTCACTTAGAGTAAATTTCTCTTTCAAGCCTTCTAAATCTTGCATCTGAATGCCAAACCTCATCGGTCTGAGGGGTATAGAAGCCATCAATTGTTTCAACTCTTTGATTTGCCTTTAGCCTTAGTGTAGAAGGCTGAAAGATGTTCAAGTTCTTCACGTTCGGACTTGAGTTCGTCGCGCAAGAGGTCAGCACGGTCACTAGAATTGCTGTCGCCAGCATCGCGTAATTTTTCAATTTCATTGATTATTTGTGTTTGACGTTTTCTTGATTTCTCCCTTATCTCATAATAAAAAGAATTATTTTTGAGTTGGAGAAAAAGCTCTAAAGACTTTAAAACTGAGGAAATTAAACTCACCTTCTTTTCTTTTTGGGGTATATAGTTGTAGAAGATACAACCTCACCATTTTCGAGTGTCACTTCCTCAACCCTCCCTTGAGTGTGGTTAGCGCATTGTATAGCCCACTCTAGACTGCCGTCCAGTTCAGGGGAATAGGTTTGCTGATATTTGTCCTTACGGTCGAATACTCGATACTTCGTTTCCTTCATTATTTTGTTTGTATGTAACTAAAAATATGTTGCGAACGCAGCGATATTAAGCCTGTCCACAGTGTAGTCAAGAATTATTTGGCACTAAAGCTAAAGAAATTCTCCCAAGCTGCAATTTTTCGTCACTTGCCCAGCCATTTAATACTATCGCGCCCTCTTTAACGAAAACATCTTTTACTTCAAAACAGTATTTTTCTCCGTCTAATTCCAGAGAATGAACACCCTCATGGTATAATACTGAACCAGTAAACTTCTTACCCTTAATCTTCTCAAACCCACTGTTAGCCCCAATGATCTCAATTTGACCAGTCATTTTTATTCCAAGTCGCTATTAATTGTCCGTTGACTTTCTTTGTCTTACACATCTTATCGTATTTCTGGAACCATTTCAACAAACTTTTTGCCTTATATTTTCTACGAAGTGGGCTTGTAATTAGTTCTTTACCCGAATCTTTAAACACCTCAAGCAAAACAAGGTGCCAGCCTTCTGCTATTTTGTTGTGATAAAAATTATTAAAATTACCAAACCCAAACTCTAGTTCAACCCTGTCTGTTGATTCCGTGAAGATACCGCCAACTAAAAACTTTTTGTTTATATGGGCTTGATATATCTTTGCGTTTTTGCACCACTCGTTAAGATATTGTTTTATTTTTTCTCTTCTTAATCTTCTAGAAGGGATCTGGCAAAAATCCATAGGTTTTGACCTTTCGCAGAACTCAATGAAATGATTTTTAAAAAGCAAATCAGGCTCAGTAGATTGTTTAATTTCCATTGTTTTAGACTATAATAGCTAGAATTGTGTATATTTAAATATGGGACAAGGAGAAGATAAGATAGCTAGAAGTTTGCTGGACTTACAACCCACGGCGATAGTTGAGTTTTATCGTATATTTCCAGATGTAGTAAATAAACCCAACCTTTCAATAGATATACATGGAGGCTCTATATTTAAAAACCCAATTACTTGGCAAGGAGTAAAGTATTTACCTGTCCCAATAGAAGCCGAAGGTTTTGAGATAACTGCAAACGGTAAACTACCAAGGCCCAAGATAAAGGTGGCTAATAAAGATTTCTTAGTAACTAGTCTGCTCCAGAATAACTCTGATTTTAAAAATGCGGAGATAATAAGAAAGCGGACCTTTATAAAATATCTTGATGACATAAATTTTGATGCTGGCAACCCTTTCGGAGAAGCAGATTCTTCAGCGGAGATATCCGAGGAAAAATATGTTATCGGCCAAAAAACTCAAGAAAATAGAGTATTTGTCGAATTCGAACTAACATCGCCACTAGATTTAGAAAACTTTGAGGTTAATCACCGCAGAATATTAGGAAAGTATTGTTACTGGACTTACAGAGGGCATGGATGCAGATACGAAGGGCCACCAATAAATCAAGAGGATGGAGAAGGTTTTAAAGTAGCCGGGACAGGAGATCCTGTAGTGCCGCTTGAAACATCTGACCAAACAGAATTCAATACAAATGACGCAGTTTTTCAGTGGAACCCAAGTAGAGGTTATAATATCTCTGACATATCTTATATAGAGAATCCAAAAGTCATGATCCACCCCATTGGTGGAGGCGGTCCCGGCACCGTCCTTCCCATGAAAACTTGGTATGTTTGTGTTTCTGGGAACACTGGACAAAGACCAGAGGATAACCCAACATATTGGGCTAAAGATGGATGTAATAAAAAATTATCTTCTTGTAAACTAAGATTCAACGATGAAGGCACAATAAAATACGAGACTTTTGGGACAGAACATCAAGAAAGTTTTGTAAAGATTAGCGGTTACCATAATACCCGAGAGGATGCAACTCGACATCATGGATTCTTTTTAAGCTCCCATGAAACCGTGACAGGGTTTTACCGAAATTCAGATGGAACAAACAAAGATTGGACAATAGCTCTTTATGTGGACCTAATTAATGCTGGCAAAACATGGTCAGCATATCTAGATACTAGAAGCGGGTGGCTTGGAGATCTCGGACATCCTACTGCTGCTGCGCCGGGAATCCCCGGTCCTGAGACCATTGATGCTGCTGAAGATTTAGGAAAGTTAGTTTGGCCTAATGACAGAAGAAGAAATATTTATGCTAGAGTGCCAATCAAGCTATCAAACAATACTTTTAGATCAGCTATTATGTATTTTGGGCCAAATGTATTTTCTAGGCGGCGTTTAATGGCCCTTTCCTATGATAGCACTCTAAAGGAATTGAAAACTTACAGCTATCAAATAAGTGGTGATATTGTTACTCCTAACGAGACTCTTCAAATTGAATCACAATTTGGTGAGGGTGCAGATGTGCATATAATCAGTAACTGTTTTTCTTTGGGGGCTAATTTGAACGCTTTTGGTGCTGGTGCTGCGATAGCCACTAGAACAGCTCATTACTCTCCCGAAGCTGATTACATTGGATGCGCCATTTGGCAAAAAAAACTTGATGATAGCCAAATAGGAAACCTTTTGCAAAACGTAAATGAAAAAGCAGAGGATGAAAACGGGAACTTGGTAGAAGGAGATACATTTTCAACTTTTAAAAATTATTCAGACGCATCGACTGATCTCAGAGATAATTTAGTAGCTTGGTGGGGAACAGGAAGATTTAATAGTGCTGGGGAATCAGCCTCAAATCCTTTATTCACATCGGAGAACGATGATGGCACCCGCTCGCTGACTGGTTATCATGATGTATTTACAGGTGGAAAAAGTTACATGAGACCAGTGACCGTTGAACACGAAAGGACGGTTCAATACTATCATTTACCCTTTGGAGGTTTCCCCGGAACAGACGGATTTACTTTTCAGGCATGAATTATTCATCTAAAAGAATAACAGATATTTTAAATAAAGTTAAAATATTATCTCATAAAAACCCAGCCCAAGAGATTTGCGGCTTTATAGGTAAGACAGACGGTAAATACATTATCAAAAAAGCAAATAATATCTCACAAGATGTTAAAAACTTTTTCTGTATAGACCCTGTTGAGTATTTATTGTTTAAAAATGATTTTAATTTACTTATGTGTTTTCATAGTCACATAATGGGAGACGAGAATTTTTCTGAGTTTGATATAAAAATGTCAGAGAATTCATGCATTCCTTTCATGGTGTATTCCTTAAATACTCAAAAATTTAATATTTATTCGCCCAAAACATCAGAATCAGATGTAAGTATTATTAACAGGTTTAAGGATAAGCTATGACTGAAATTAGATTACATGGTATGTTGGCTAGGGAGTTCGGTTCAGTTTTTCACTACAACCTAGATAGAGCCAGAGATGTCGTAAGGGCTATTGATGCCAACAAAAAAAATTTCACAAATAGAATTGCTAGTTTGGCGAGACAAGGTTTTGAGTATGGAATTGTTGTGGATAATAAAAATATTTCTAATTTAAACGAATTAGAGATAAATAAAAAGCCTGAAACAATAGACATTGTTCCAATGATTGTCGGAGCTGGACCGATATTATTACCAGCACTTCTTGCTGGGGGAACCACATTCTTAGGGGCGACAGTAGCTAGCATCGGCTTCGGACAGGCTATCACTATGGCTTTATTGGCAGCTGTCACTACTGGTTTGCAGATGGCTTTAGCCCCTCAACCAGAAGCCCCAGAACCCATATCAGCAACTACAAGAGCATTGCAAGAATCATTCACCTTTTCGAATAAAGTCAATGTCGCTTCACAAGGAAGCCCGGTCCCAGTTGGTTTTGGTAGATTAAAAGTCGGCTCTAAAGTCGTTCAGGTTTGCCTTAAATCGTTTCCTCAAAATCAAACAAGCATTGATGCTATGGCAGCTAATCCGTTTAACCTTTTGGATGGAGATTCTGATTATGGCGTAATCACCAACAGGACATGAAGCACTTACAAAACAAAAGAAAATTTTCTGCACAGGGTGCTGGTAAGAAAAAGCCTAAGCCAAAACCCCCAGTGCTTAAACCTCCCAAGCTGGGAATCCACCAGCTTGCTTCCTCGTTCAGTTATGCTGAAGTTATTGATTTGATCAGTGATGGACCGATCAAAGGTTTGGTAAACAAAAATGGCTCCGCGTTAAAAGGTGTGTCAAATTTGCAAGGTATTTACTTAGAGGGAACTGCCGTAGCAGAGACTAATGATGGATTTGTTGAAGGAATAGCTGGAGGATTAGAAAACACTTTTATTGAATCAAATACTGACATATCTGACATACTTAACGATCTTGGACAGGATATTTTGCAAGCAAGGTCAGCGCATACAACAAATACTGCCCCTAATGCCTTCGGACCATTTGGCACCCAAATCGAATGGGTAAGCCAAACCAATGCATGGAGAAACTCTGGAGGGGTCATAGGAGGTGGTGGCCCCGGAAGCTTTGGCATGAGCATCGCAGGTTCTCAACTTATCGCCTGTAGGTTCTGGGATTACGATGGAAATAGCCGAAAAGATCTTGAGTATTATGAATTTTTAGGGCCAAGAAACTTTAGTATTAATTATAATAATAACACAAGTCAAATTCCAGAGCGTTTTTTAAACGTATCCTCAAGAAATGGGACTTTTGCTAAACACAATACTAAGAATATTTTTTATGTAGGTTATCACAATAATTACGAAGGAGAAAGCGTGGCTAACGTAGGTGTCGAACTAATTGAAGCTTTTGGCGGCTTTGATGATCTACAATTCACAGAAACAGATGATAATAGCCTGACTAAAACACAAGAATACATAAATAATAGGTTTACAAATTTTGGTATAGAATCACCTCCTGATAGGAATATAAAGGAAATTTTAAGGGGACACATCTCGCAATACCTAGAATCTTATACTTGGAGTCAAGATCGCGAAGACTTTAGCGCATTACATCAGAGAGATGTCGCTCTTGTTATTGTCAAAGGACAAGATATAGGGGAAGGATTTACGGTAAGTAATTCAGACATCTTTATGACTACATCCTCGGATTCGGCTACCAATGTCGCACTCGATAATGACAAAATAATAGGATTCAAGGGCAATTCGTCTAATATGAGGGAAGTTATAAACTTTCTTTATCCTGTTTTAGATAGTGACGGGGAATGGGATGGAGAAGTTGGAGGTTTCATAGCTTTTGCTATAGACACTGCAACAGTTTGGGCTTCCAAAGAAAGGCCAGATCAACGGGGCTGGAAGTTGTATATAAATTCAAGACAGGCAAAAGTATTAAAAGATCTGGAAAGGTTCGCAGTCGGAAACGCTACTGAGTTTCAAACACCCTCATTAGCACAAAAATACAACTACTCAAACATACTAAATGAAATGAGGCTCGGTGAAGAAGACCAACCTCCATTTAGATACTTTAGTAAGGTTTTTATAGATCATGAAAAAGCCAATGCATTATTAGGGCCATTTAGAATAGGAGCCGAAATACAAACTTTAAAACATGATGAAAGTGTTTTAACTCAAGACTATACTTTAAGTGACCCAGATGGAGAAAAAAGATCCCTACCAGATAACGAGGGTTCTGTGGATCAACGGACTCAATCAAGCAGCACAGTAAATTTTTCTAATTGGGACAAGGGAACACTAGCCTTTGACGAGGATTCTATTCCTGTAACTCACATTGTGGAAAACCCAAATGTCGAAGAAGTGTTTGTCACTTTACAGGTAAATAACTTGTTTGATACAGCCAGCACAGAACTTGGGACAGACTTAGATGCTGGAACAAAATTTCCCTCTGTTCTTAATGTCGAGGTAGAAGTTGGTGAAATAAATGAAATTGGTCAGCAAGCTCCCACCATTAATAAAAAATTTCAAATTATTGCTTTAATTGAAAGCCCGACCATAATTGATATAGGAAATCCAGATTCAAATCAGTTTAGGCAAGATAGCTATAAATATATAAAACAAATAGGAGAGGGTGAAACTTCAGATAATGTTTTCACTGCTTTTACTTTGCCGAAAGTTTATACTGCAAAAACCAATAATAGCTTAGAGGGAGTTGCAAAAAAAAGATATGTAAAAGTAACAAAGCTATCCACAGAAACAAATTCTGTATTAGTATCTAAGGATGTTGATTTATTAAAGATAACTGAAATTATAAATGTTAATTGCAGTTATCCCTTCTCAGCTATGGCTGGGATAAAACTTGACTCAAGAACATTCTCAAGTGTCCCGACTAGAGCATATGAAGCTAGATTAAAGCAGGTTGAAATACCAAGCAACTACTTTCCTTTAATAGAAGACCACCTACAAAAAGATAAGAGATACTACGACAACAAAGCTGACCTACTAAACGCAGAACCGGAAAACAGAGAGGTTTATAGAGGAGACTGGGACGGTAGTTTTAAGTTTGGCTGGACTGACAACCCCGCTTGGATTTTATATGATTTACTGACGAATGATAGATACGGCTTAGGACAACACATCGCTAAGGAAGATATTAACAAATGGGATTTGTATAAGATAGGAAGGTTTTGCGATGCTGTTAACGATTTGGGACAGTTTGATGGTGTTCCTGACGGTAGAGGAGGGTTGGAGCCGAGATATTCTTGCAACATATTGTTCGAACAGGGAACAAAAGCAATTGATGCTATTAACACCATAGCTAACTTGTTTAGAGGCAGTGTTTTCTACAACAACAAGGAAATAAACTTTTTAGATGATAGAATCAGAGATCCCATTGCTCTGTTTTCCAACTCAAATGTAAGAGACGCAGTATTCACTTATTCAAACAACAGAAGAGATGAGCAGTTTAACGCTATAGAGGTCGTTTATATCGACCGCTTCGACGATTACAAGACCAAGGTTGAATATATAGAAGACGAGGAAGATATAGCACAAAGAGGCTTATTCAAAAGGCAAGTTAACGCTTTGGGTGTCACATCTAGAGCTATGGCTAATAGAGTAGGTCGTCACTTAATTTTCCAAACAATAAAACAAAATCAGAACGTATCTTTTACGACTGGGCCAGAAGCATTACTCTGCAAACCGGGTGACCTGATTCTAATTGAAGATGAATTAAAATCTCTTAAATCTAATTTTGGTAGAGTATTAGATGTAAACACTGAGCATAATTTAAAAAGAATTAGACTAAGTGAGCCAATTGAATTAGGCACTTATGAAAGCGGTATTACTATATACACTCCCACTGGGCAACAAACGCAAACAGACTTAGAACAGGAGGCTTTGGGGAGAGTTAGGTTAACTGGTTTCCATATAACTGGAACGGGAGCGCACTACAAGGTGACAAGAACCTCAAGTCACGATAGTGACCCTTCTTTATCGCGTAACCCAGACAACCCAGCAGAAGGAAGTGACCCCGGATTTACAACAATTTCATTCTCCGACTTCACCGGGGCTTATAAGTTCTCTGGCTATTCAGATGGATACGCAGATTATGTAGATAGGAATGATCATTTGAGGGACGAGGCTGGCACTGCAAATTTTGAATACCATAGACAATATCCAGTTTACACCGGAGATCCCGGCCATGTTTCAAACAGAAAAACAAGAATAATTTACTTCCATACAGGAACTACCGGATGGGTTTTCGCTTTGGAGAAAGCTTTCCAAAATAACCCAACTTATGACAAATTTATTGGCCAAACAGGAACTACTTTGGCAGCTTTAAATACAGGGTTTGCATTTCCTTATGGAGCAGCGAGTGGTCTTGGTGGGCAAGGAAACCCAAGGCGTGGAGATCCGGTTTCCATATCAGGTTTCTTTCAAAATGACGAGGGCCAATTATCTAACCTAACACATGGTGTTTTAGAAAGTGAAATTGAAGTTTTCACAAAACCACAAATAACAGAACTTGCTATAACGGGTGTTAACAATACCGGGTTTGGATCTATTGCTCTTGTTGACCAAACTGACGTAAATGCAAATCTTGTTGATTTTATTCCTCAAGGAAGCGCATACAGATTGAAGAGAAAAAGCTCTCATGATCAAACATACAAAATACTCTCGATAAGAGAGGAGAATACTAATGAGTATGGTGTTATAGCGACAAAATATATCACAGGTAAATTTGATTTAATTGAAAACTCAGTATCAATTGACGAACCTACGAATACGTTTGGTTATGGTGCTACTCATCAAGTTGGAGAAGTAGAATATGAAACCCTAAGTAATCCAGAAATAATAAAAGTAGGATTTGGACCGGGGTATAGTATAGGTGGGGGAGCAGGAGAATTATTAACAGGAAGTTGGCGAGCTGTAACTAACGCTACTGGATATGCTGTATCACTAAGACATCCAAATTCAATACAAGAAGTAAAATTAGATAACATAGGTGGAACCGCAGGAGGAACAGATAATGATATGTTCAGTGGGACGTTCTCAGGTATAACAACAATAGGTAATTATATATATTATGTTAAAGCATTAGGCGACACTTCTGATCCATTTAAAAAATATTTTGACTCAGAGCCTTCTTCAAGTGGAGTTTACAATGCAGTAGTTGACAATTTTACTACTGAGTTAACACAAGCGCAGACTGAAAATATACAAGTGCAATGATTATAGACTTTCCAGATCCATCGGATACCCGCAAGGTTTTAGAAACCGGAGCTAATTTTACACTATTTAGTGGTGAGCCTGAAATGATTGCTAGTGGAAGTGGCGTTCATTTTAATAAAGACGTAACATTTGTGTTTAGCTATTTGGACAGATATGCTCAAAGTGTAACAAATAGCTCAGAAATAAACTCAAATCCTTTTATCGGTCAACAACAAATCGACATACTAACCTATGGCAGCACGGATGCCGCAGGAAATCCAGACATTGTCTTAGAGAAGTTTTATACTGGTGTGGCACTTAGAAGCATCACGGTTAGTGAGCAACAAAATAAAGATATTTTTGGATCTTACAGCGGAAATTTTGCGATTCAATCTCGTATCAATGATCCATCGACTAATGCTGAAACTCATAGGTCAATCTATAAAACTTTCGCCAATGTTCCTTTGATTAACAGTGTCACAGTTCAGGATGGCTCTGGTGTGTTTACTTACGACACTACTATAACACCAGCAAGTAAAGATGTTTTCTCTGGAGACAATCTTTCAACTGCCGGGATAGATGAAAGAACGGGTAACAGAGATTTCGATACCACATCAGCCCCGAGGACTGGATCTATATTAGTTAATATTAATTACGCAAATAGTCCCTTATATACAAGATTTAGCGGAGTGCATGTTTACGGAGCTACAGGAATTACAAATAGTGATCCTGTCGCATTCCCTGCTACTAGCCCAGAGAATCTTATAAGGGTGGTTCCTGCTCTTAACCAATCAAAGAATCAGCAGATAGAATTGACCGCAGACCTTTTAGACATGGGAGATGGCGCGTTGAATAATAAATATTATAACTTTACCCTAGTCCCATACAGTAAAATCGGAGCTGGATTAGAATTTGGAATAGGTCCACACAGTTTTGCTGCTGAACCAGATCCTCTTAATGAGGTCGCAACAGACAGAGTAAGAATCAGCCCGATTCCAAGCACAGATTTATCAACTCCTTCCCCAGACGAAGCGAGTATATATTATATAACTGGTAGAGAGACAAGCACATCAACAGTAAAAATTGATACTATTGTAAAAGCAATTCATCATAATATTCACTACATGTGTAAGGTCCAAGACAATTCATGTAATATTTACACCACAAACTTAATGGTGACACTAACACATTGTTCAGATACAGATTATGAAGTGCAAGAGTATGGTCAAAGCCTAGATAATTATGGCACCAGACCAGAGTTTTGTATCAGCAATGATAGTAGCAATGTTTACTTAGAGGTTAAAATGGACGCTAATACGCCATATGACTACAGCATATTGCGAACGTCCATTTGATAAGCGTTGAAGTCTGGATTGTTACCCTTTTTAAAGTCATTTTTATAAATAGCAAGGGCTACTTTTTTGGTAGAGCCATCTGGTAACTGGACATCTATAACTCCAGATAAATACTGCTTGTCATCCTTTGTTTTTTTAATCCAAAAGGCTCCAAGTTTACTTGTCGTCCAACTGTTCTTTTTCTCCATTTAAAAAATAATCTACTTCTTCTAGAAAAACTGGTCTAGCCTCTTTAGATAGCGATAAATATTGCTTCTTAAGTCTTTTGTAAACCCTTTTAGAAACCTCGTCTTGAGGGTTTACAATAGCTCTAAGTTTTTTTGCTATTCTTCTATTCATAATTTAACCACATAAGTTTCACAGTCTTTTACAAAACCCATTTTCTTGTAAAAGCTTTTTACTTTTTCTGATTTAGGGTGTCTCTCTATAACACTCATGGACACTAAATCAAACTCTTTTTCCTTGGCGTATTTTAATGCCTTTCTTAATAACTTGTATCCAACTTTAGGATTTTCAGAGAACCAAATGAATTCAGAGAAAATCTTGATGCCAAACTTTGCACTTTTGTCATTCATAAAAACAATAGCAGCATCATACTGACCGTTTGTTTTATTAGCCCAGACTAAAACATCCCAAGCGAGCAAATACTTATTAGCATAAGTGTTTTTTATGGTCTCTAGATCATGTTTAGCGAAAAAGTGTCCTTCCTCGTTTTGTTCACTTGAGGAAAAAAGCTCGCCAAGATCGTCACATAATTTTTTTATCTTCTCTGGATCTGTAATCCTTTCAATCATTTTTTACTGATAAGAGCAAGCAGAACCCTCGCTTCCTTGGCAGATATGTCTCCAAAGCTGTTCCAATTTTGAGCTTCTTCGTTGCGATACTTGTCAGACTTCCAGAGCTTTCTCAAGTGATTCTTGAAATCTTCAAAAGAGGAAACCCCGAGCTTCTCCCTAGCAGTCTTTTCTAGAATACCAGTAGGAGTTACAGGAACAATATTTGACTCTACAGCATCTTCCGTTGTGCTTGAGGGGCTTGAGAAACCTCCAGAACGATCAATCTCATCAGCGCCAACGATGTGGATGTTAAGATAGTTGCGGACACAGCGGACAAAAGCGCGATTGCAAGCAATCGTTTCTAAAAACTTAGCGCAAAAGTTATCTGTATTTGACAGGCTAGCGTTCGCTACATCTGAATATCGAGGAGTGATGCCGCCGAAACGACACTCATAGTTCTCTATCCAATCTATCTGACATTTCGCAGTAACGTAACCGTCTGAAACATTCTCCACTTTGAAATCAACGGTGTGATAGCCTCTCATTTTAGCCAACTCCTTGATGCCGCCAAGCATGATGAGGAGTTGCTTATCATCCAAGCCTTTGATTGATTCTGGCACGGACTGCTTCCTAGCTTCAAACCACCCCTTATTAGGGTAGAGAAATTCAGACTTGATCATAGCCCTCCAATCCACAGAGCCGTCATCATTAAAAACGTAATCTACGTTCTCAAGCAAGCCATGCTCGTTACGCCTGTATAAATCAGGCCCATATGCTTTTTTGACTGGAGCCGATTTTGTCTTGCCAATCTTGGTTACTTTAGCTGTTTTCACTTTGCTCATAGATGTAATAGTATTCTAGATCTTCCCAATACTCAGGAGTATCGAGTATCTTGGTCTGTTTGTCAACAGATAATTGTCTATTTTTCCAATGAGCTTTTGATTCGTAGACATTTGAACCTTCTACGACCTTTTTAAAAGAAAAGAAATATGCGTTTTCGGGAATATGATCGGGACGTTTTTTAATTGGATCATACAGCGTGACATTTTGATCAAAGTATTCAAGCCTAGCATCGTTTAAAATAGATTCGTCTTCTATGATAATCTGATGATCTATATTTA